TCAAGCGCGCGTGGTGATGACGAAAGTGTTTCCCGCGGAGGGCGTGCCGTAGTAAGTAGCTCGCCACTGCCCCGAGCCGGTGCTCTGTTCGCCCCACATCTGTCCGAGCACTCCGGTGGTGGTCGTGATGTCGGCCTTGACCATTGCAGGTTGCTCGGCGCTATCGCAGATCTTGTGGATCGTGAAGGACGGACCGCCAGTAAATCCGGCGCCCGCGCAATTGATCGTTATGCGGACGGAGTGGCCGTGGGAAACGATGTTGCTAGCGCTTGCCGCGTCGCCCCAGCCGGACAGCGACACAGCCACCACGTCGTTGAAAATTCCGGGATTCAACATGCGAATCGAGTGATTTCGGCCGACCAGCACTGATCCGTACTCCAGCTTCAGGTCCGTGCCCATCCAGTATGGACAGCGGCTGTCGCCATCCGGGCCGACGATGTAATTACCTTCCACGAAGACGCCGCCCACCTTGCCGAGCGTCTGACCGGATAGAAAAACAGGGATGCGGTCGTATGTGCTGTTCCCACCGGCGTCGCCCGCGTTGTAGATCATGTTGCCGCGCAGGACGGTGTCGTAAACGCCCCCTGCCCCCGTGTCCCAACCCACGACCAGGGCGTGCTTTCCTTGCCCCCTCAGAGTGTTTCCCTCAATCTCGTTGCCAACGGTGCTCACGGCATTGCCCCCCACCGTGCATCCGATCCCGAACGTAGCACCGCCGACCAGGACGTTGTCCGTAACCCTGCAGAATTGACTGATCACGCCTATCAGGTCGCCGCACCCGATGGCCGCCAGTTCGTTTGTCAACGCCAGGGCGCTACCTTCGGGGTTTATCGTCAATTGCGTGTCGCTGGTCTTCGCCATGATGCGGAACTCCTTGCCGCCGTCGATAACCAGCACTTCGCCCACCCGCACATTTTCGAACTTCGGGCCCGACACCCAGGACACGGTCGCGCCATTCAGGTTTACGCGCAACCGAGCATCGCGGCCGCCGATGATGGGAGAGTAGATCGAATTGTTTGCGATGATGCTGTAATCGGCCGTTCCGAGCAATATTGCCCCTGCGCCCGGGCGAACGATCCTGTTCTGAAGGATGAGGTGCCGGGACTCCTGCCCCACGGTTCCATACACACCGATGGCGTGCATGAACGTGTCTTCGATGTGGTTGCCGACGACACTCATGCGTGCGCCATTGCATGCGATGCCGTATCCGCAACTGCCAACGAGTACGTTGTCATGGACCTTCGCATCATTGGCCCCGCGCACATGAACAAGAACCGCGTTGTAGTCTGCCGCATTGTTGTTGCGGTTGCCGTTGACCGTGCATCCGCGCAACCCTGCCCCATGTGCGTAGCCAAACTCGATCAGGGTCAACAGGTTCAAGCCGTCGGGCTGCGTAATCACGGTCTTGCCGTCGCCAACCAACTCCACACCGGCGCGCATGTAGATAGACGAATTGATGACGTAGGTTCCCCCCGCGCACTGCGCCTGGCCGATCCCGCTGCTGAAAGCCGCGTCAATCGCGGCCTGAATGGCCACGCCATCGATGGATTCGGCCAGCGAGGTGACGAAGGGATAATCGGACTGGGCCGCCGACAAGGTGGCGTAACGCTCCGCGAGCGTATGCAACGTGCCATCCGCGGTCGGACCATAGTCCTGGACTTGAACGGAACGCCCTGCCAGGCTTGCCAGCGCACCGGAAGTGCGTGGTTCTGGAGGAACAGGCGCGTCGTCCTTGACACGATGCTGCATCGCTGCCGAATTCTCGGCCGAGCGCTTCAGTTGCTGTAGGGAAAGAGTTCTGATCGTCATGTGTTATCTCCGGGAGATTTTCCACCACTGGGTTAGGGATACTTCTCTGTTCGCGTGTCTGGGTCTGGTCTACATCGCTATCTCCTGCAATGGACAAAAAAAAGCCCGCGAGAAGCGGACTCTTCATTGCGGCAGACCAGGCCGCATCGTGGTCTCATGGCTGACCGTCTCAGGATTCCTCCCAGGCCTTCGCCACAGCGCGCTGCCGTGCCGCGCATTCCCCATACAGAGCCGCCAGCGCGATGTAGCTGCGCGCAAGATCGTCCCAGCTATCGCTCGTCACCTCGGGCACCTGCGGGCACGGCTGGGCCAGGTTGGCCGGCAGCATTGGCCAGGCGGCCGGCTTCGTTGATGTGCCGCAGCCGCTCAGCGTCAATGCGACAGCCAGCAGGCAGAGGGCTCTGGACTTCGACACGGGTGTACCTCTCGATGATCTTGGGGCTGGCGTCGCGCAGCGCGATGAGCGCCCCTTCCAGGGTTTCGGATATCCCGCCCAGGCGCACCGTCTGGCGCTTGAAATCGGCGAGTTCGGCCAGTGCGTAGTCGGCGTTTGCCTGGTCGATGCCGGCCCGATACTGAGCAGAGCCATACCAGTGCACGCCCAGAACGGAAACGGCCACCAGGACGGTGCCGATCAGATACGGCGCCAGAGTACGTAGCGGTTCATTCATGCACGCCCCTTCCAATCGCGCGGAATCTGGAAATGCGGGCCGTCTTTGAGCGTCTTCCAGTCACCGCCCCATTCCACTGGAACGCCTAGTTCCGCCGCGCATGCTTTGACCACAACGGCCAGGTCGGCGAATACCTGCCAGTTGCCCCATGGAATCGCCCCGTCAATCAAGGGAGCCAGGTCGACGGCATGGCTCAAGCCATCCGCCTGCGGCAAGTGGTAGCTGGCCATCGTCTGGCTGGTGCCTTTGGCCACGTTTTCACGTTGCTGAGCGATAGTCCGCGCGCCCTCCACCACAGCGAAATCCACGGATGTGCGCTGGATGGCCAGCTTGATGATTGCGACCAGGCAAGGGTGCACACCACTCAGGCGCGTCAAACTACCTTGAGATAGCTGAAACTCGCTCATTTCGAATCGCCTTCGAACTTGAAGGAAATCAGCCTGCGCGCTGCCAGCTCCAAGACCTGTTCGCCCAGAATACCCAGCGCCGCGCCGGCGCCGACCACTACCGGAATAGGTGCGTCCGGGAAGGGGATATAGATCAGCGCCGCCACGGTGGCAACCGCACTGCCAAGGATCGTGCGCCCAATCACTACGCGCCACGACAGGCGCTCCGTGTTGGTCAATGCGCGCCCCACTGCAATCAGTGCACCGACGCCCGCCAACCACGCAAGCGTCTTTTCAAAATCGGTCATCCCGTCTCCTATAGACGAAAAAAAGCCCGCCGAAGCGGGCCTGGTTGACTATATTTTCAGATTACACCGGCAACTTCAATGTAGGAAGCGCAGCAATCAGTTCCTCGTCGGTCGGGATAGCGCGGTCGCCGGCAATCACTTCATTCATGATCGAGTAACAGTCCGCCCACACTAGCGAACGCCAAATGCGGAATGCCTGTCCTTCTGCCTGGAACTTCGGCACCGCGGATTCCTCGGCATAGGAGCATGCCGTGGCTATGTCAGCATAGCGAATAGCTCGGGCTTGTGCGTCCATGTGGGCTTGCACTAGCGTGATTTTCTGCATTTCGATTTGTGCTGCCGTCGGCGCTGGCGGGTCTTGAAGCACCGGGTGGCCATTCTCATCAGCCGTGATGCACTTGCCACGCGACTGCCCCTGCAAGAGCGCGGTGTGATATTCGTAGGTTATTGCTACTGCGTCAGCCGGGATATTGTCGCCGTGGATTTCATGGACGTAGAAGCCATTAGTTTGCTTTGAGTAGAACATATTTTCATCCATTAGTAGCCAATGGCGAGCCAGCGATAAACTGCCGATTGTCCGGCACTGCCGAAATGGTAAACCCGCAAAGTACCGGCGTTAAAAAAATCCGTCCCAACGGAATAGCCCTCTGTCATATTTCCGTTGGTAGCCACAGTTGCGAAAGCCTGTAGTGCAGCGTTTGGGAACATCAAGGGTAGCGAGACCCCCACGAAAGAGCCAGAACCCGCGCTTACCGAATAGCCCCATTGAACGATCAGACCGCCTGGCAGCCTCTGGAATCCGTTCGAAGCAAAAGACTGATTGGCGCCTTTGAAGGCATCGTTCAGTCTTTGGGGCGTAAGTGCAACGGTGTTGTCCGTCAAGGCTTGCGCCTGGAGAGCAGTCGCGATGCCTGCTGGTAGTGCAATCCAGTTCGCTCCGCCAGAATCTGGATTGGCGGTGTTGTTCTCGACTAGGTTAAGCCAGTACCCATTCGTGGCAACCTGCTTCAGCATCGCACCTTGCGGATACCCGCCGATGGCCGTGCTGAAAGCAGCGTCGTAGGGATAGGCGCCTCCAGCCTGTTGCCACCGCGCAGCCGCGCTGAGGAAGTTGAGGATGCCATTGAAGTCGGCGCCGTAGGGCGGAACACCGCCCGCCGCCAACGGTGTCATGGTTAACGGCGGAAACCCATCCGCGAACGACGCCGCACCCGGCGTCACGCCAATCTGCGACGCAACCGGAATAGTGTTCTTCGTGCCGCTTTCCGCGAACGGGACGGCCGATTTGATAGGTGCATTGCTAGCTTGCATTGATAAGCCCCGAAGAAGTAAAGAAGACGCCCGAGCCGAACGGCTGCATCAGCGCCTCGTTGAATCCGAACGTGGTTGAAAGATCGACCTGCAGGATGTTCGCCAGGACCGCTGCCGGCTTGGGAATCGCGCCTGATTGCGTCAGGATGGCGATTTCATAAGGCGCCAGCGCAAACTCGAACACATAGCGGAATTCCATCTTCCCCGTGTCCGATACATAGCAGCGCCCGCGCCCCGCAAACAGATTCGACAGCAGCCGGTTCAAACTGGGAGAAGTGCAATCCGAGATATTGGCCAGCGCCTTGACCAGGATCAGCGTGCGATACGCGTCATCGGCCAGCCGGTATGTCTGCGTGGCCTGCTCGCCCGTGTAGAACGGCGCCTGGTTGAAAGGCTGCCAGTTCAGCGCCTCGTCAAACCCCAGGTAGGTGACATCTCCCGGTATCGTCAGCATCCGGCCGACACCGACGATCCTGCCCCAGATGTCCAGCCCGAAACCCTGTGCGGTCTCGACGTTCCAGACGTAGTCATGGAACGCGTCGAAATCTGCATCGGGATTGATGTAGTCGTCCATGTTGTTGATCAACTGGACGAGCGTGGGGCTGTTGGCGTACTGACTGATGAGGGTCCGGGCCGCCAGCCCCGGCTTCGGCACGACGCTCATATCAATGTCACCGCGATGTCGTTGGCCGTGATCGTGGGCCGGCGGTTGATCGGAACGCTCAGACTTGCGGCCGATGGCGTACCGGAACCCAGAAGCAAGGACAGGATGGAGACTGCGGGGCTCAGCACCGAAATGGGCGCATAGAAGCGGCTCGCATAAATCGTCGACCCGATACGCGCCCGCTGCCCGCCATCCACACCATTGAAGGCATCCACGATCGCCTGCTTGATCAGGGCAACGATGTCCGACGGCAACGCCGGATTGTCGGCCAGCTGCACCGCGAAACGCACGGGCAACGCTACGGGGGTTTCCCAGGTCACGACATACGACGGGTAGGGATAGGAGTACCCCTCCTTGTCTTCTATGAGGTAAGAGGTATTGCCGTTGTAGTCGGAGCCATTGCTCTTCTTGCGCCAGATGGCATCCGCGATGTCCGCCGCCTCGCCGCCCGTCACCGCGACCCAAATGGAGTGCGGACGCAGGACGACGCCGCCGACCGTCTTCGGCACGGAAAGGTCGTTCTCCGTCACGTAGGCGTCGATGACGCCCTCCACGTTCGCCACGTTGGCGTAGATCGCCGGGATCGAGCCGCGGGCGTTCAGCGCCACCGACTGCCGCCTGCGGTCCTCGAACTCGGCCCGGCTTTCCACATGGCTGCCCACCGTTCCGGCATCGGCATTCGCCACCGAGTCCCAGCCGGGAATGGCCTGATAGATCTGGTTCAGCGCGCCAGGCGCGCAATCCACGGGGCCATCGACCGCGCAGGCGAATGGCAGGTCGACGCGCCCGCTGGCCGGTATCGTGCCCGTCTGCGAGCACAGATACAGATTGCCATCCACCGCCTGGGCGCGCGTGCCCACAGGGATCGTCACGCCCGCCAGGCCCGTGCAGGTGGCGATGACGGTGGTGGGCGTACCGGGCTTGCGGTCCAGGAAGTAGATCCGCCCGATGGCGTCCTGCATCCGCCCTTGCGCATAGGCTGGGTCGACCTGATTCACGTATGCCGCGAATTCGTTGTTCTTGTCGCCGATGATGGCGGTGGTGCTGGAGGCCAGCTGGCCCTGGGGCGTTTCCAGGGCGGGATTCAGCCCGCCGCCGAACGCGGCGTCCATATCGGACAGAACGCCAGCGAGGACGGCGGATTCGTTGGGCAGCACCAGCCCTTGCGGCGTGAACTGCACGCGCGGCACTTTCGAGTTGTTCGGCATGGTTTCCTCAGAAGCCGACGGTTTGCTTCGTTCCGTCTTGCAGGGTGATCTCGACGTAGCCCGCCAAGGCTCGGTCGGTAAAGGAAGTCAGCGTGCATCTGGCGCTGGCCACTTCGGGGACAGTCATCGCGGCACGCCTGACGTGCTCTCGCACCAAGGCCAGCGGTGGCCGATGGCCCAGGAATTCCTCCCAGTACGGGACGCCCGGGCGGGTGTTGTAGAACAGTTCGCCCTTGAACAGCTTGATGGCGCTGGCGACGTCTTGCGCGACAGCGTAGGGCTTGGACGCCAGCGCGATGTTGCCCGCGGCGTCTAGCACCAGATCCCAGGCCGTCCGGTCTAGCAGCATCGTGTTCAATTGGGCGCTCCTGTATTTGCCGGCCCGCTCTGCACGCCGGAATGCGTGTGGGTGCTGCCCACGTCCTTGCCGTTGTTGCGCAGCGTACCCAGCGTGTTCATGTCGCCTTGCCAGGTCGACGTGCCGCCCAAGGATCCGCCGCCCTGCCGCACCGTGCCGTTAAGCACGATTTGGGGAGAGTTCAACGCGCATTGCGCGCTGGCGTTCAATTCGATGTCGGGCGCGCTCACTGTCACCTTGGAGGGAGAGACCACGTTGATGCCGCCGGCCGTGAACTGCACGTACTGGACCGGGGTTCCATTCAGCAGGCCGCCGAAATACAGCCCGTCCGCCATGTCGTGGGAACGCCAGGAACCGGGGTTGTTCTGCGCCTTCGAGGTCTTCACCAGGGAGATGTCCCGATTCGCGAAAGCCGCCATTCCGATATCACCGACCTTCGGGTCCAGGATGACGGCGTCCGCTCCCCCCTGCAGGCGGAAGTAAGGAAGGCGATGCAGGATGCCATGCGGCACGGCATTGCCGGCCCCATCGAGTTGGTTGACGAGCGGCTGCACATCGACGAAACCCACGGGAGACAGCCCGCCTGAGTTCGTCACCGACACCACCTTGACGAGTGTCGCGGTACTGACTCGGTTCAGGGCCTGGCTGATCAGGAACTGCAAGGCGCCGAATTCGCTGTCGCCCTGGCCGGCTTGCGCCAGCCCTGCGTATCCGTACTGCTCAGCCATTGAGATTCCTTTCGCATACCGCCACCGACTGCCAGACGCCGCCAGGCACCTCTGCCTCCAGCTTGTGGGACAGACTCACAATGATCCACTCGCCATGCGCGGGTTCGACGGTGCTGATGACCTGCACTCTTTTTCCCAATCCTAGATTCGGGTTGTAGAGCATCGTCAATTGGAGTCCCTTGCTGGTAAACGCCGGATATCCGATCAACCCCGTTTCCGGCGCCACGCCAATCGGATCGCCCTTTCTGTAGCCGCCCTCTGGCCAGACAGACAGGACGCCGCGGTCTATCGTGAAATTGACACGGGCGGCCTTCGCGCAGCTGCGCAATTGGTCCATGTCGGTTCCGGAGAAATAGGGGTCGGCCAATACATAGTCCTGACCGCTTTTTTCGCCCTTGTATCCCATCGATTTGGCGATATCGCACATGATTTCTTGTGCTTGCTTCGCGCCGCGAAATGACCTCGCAGATGCGGATTTCACCTGTTTGGCCGCGGCCACCTCGGCTTTGACTGTGAATACGCTCCCCGGAGCCGCTTTGCCGTCTGAAACCATCGCGTAGCTTCCCCACGCCTCGACAATATCTCCCTCGTAGACCACGCATGGAACGCCGGAATTTCCCTTGGCATCGATCCTGACAAGATTCTTTCCCCGGCGCTCCTTCATGATGGGCCCTATCGTCGTCAGCCTGTTCATCAGGTCTTGATTCAATCCGTGGACCAACAGGGTCAGCGGACTGTTTTCGAATGCGGTATGGAGAGGAATATCCACCGTCATCCGGTAGCCGCTGAGCGTCACATCCGGCCCCTGCTCGTCGCCGAACTTCCCCTTGCCCAGACTGATGGTCACGTCCAGCCGGCGTTTGATAAAGCTCATAGTTCCAGCGGCTCCATGTAAGCCAGGACGAAACGCGATCCAAGATCCTGATACTGCGGGTCGGCGTGGCCCTGGGTGTCCACAAAGGCCAGATCACCAACGAAGCCCTGGTAAGCAGACCGCACCAGCCGTACCCGGTCATGGCAAAGCACTGTCGTCACGATGGGCGCATTGTCGAGCTCAAGATCCAGATAGAGCCCGGTCGACTTCTGGTGGACGGCGATCTGGCAGTTCTGCCCGGACAGCACGACGCTGAGCGTTTGCGCCGGCACGGGCTTCAAGGGAATTCTCTTCATTGGATAGGCTCCAGATCCGCGACCTTGTTCTGGTCGCGCTTGGGATAGGCGTCAATCTCGAACGCCTGTACCTGCCCATTGCTCTCTTCATTCGCGCCGCTGGAGTCCTGCGTGGCCGGCGATAGCGGGATGGCCGTCTGCCGGACTTCGAGCAGGGTCAGATCGACGACCAGGAGGCTGGAGCCGTTCTTGTCGGCGCGGGTGTACGAGTACTTCAACAGGTTGGCCGACGGATAGACGATCTCGGGCGTCACCACTGTGTACAGTTCGGTGCTGCCAACGATGCGCTCCAGCACGGACAGCATGACGTTGCGCGATGCCGGGTCGCCGGCATGGGCCAGCTTGATGGTCGCCTCGAATGGCGCATCGACCTTGTTGAAGGCTGAGAATCCGCCCTGCTCCGAGGGATAACTGGATATTTGGGTGGCCTCACTGAAGGCGATACTGAGGAACGTTTCGAAAACCAGCATCTGTTGCCCATCGGCGCCGTACAACCCCCAGCGAGGAGGACCGAATATCCTATCGGTCAGCTCTGCAAGTCCGAAGCCTGCCAGTTCGGAGACGGCAGGAATGGTCGCTTCGCGGAAGACCGCCGGTACGCCCCGGCTGCTCGGGACATCGGGAAAAGGAATAAGTGGCATCAGAACATCCCCGTATTGCCTTGTTGGACAAGATTCTGGGAGCGCCCCACACGTCCCAAATCACGAACGATTCCCTCACCATCCGTCGCCTGCGTCTGAACCGTAATGGGGCCGTGAAAATGGGTTTCGGACGTACTGTTGGTGGTTGCCGTGCTGCTCGGAATGCCGGCTGCACTGGCTTGCGCTGCAACGGCCGTTGTAGCCGCAGCCGCGGCGCCTCGATCCAGATCGTCGTAGAAAGGCGTCCCATGGATTACCCCGGCAGCGGCGGTGAGTCTGCGCTCTTCGCTTGAAACGTCCCCCTCGGATTTACTTAATCCAAAGTGGCGGTACACGGCCACGCCGGCCTGGGCCGGGGTAGTAGCGGCGGCCAGATGTACTCCAGCCCTATGCCTGGTGTTCTTCAATTCCCAGGCGGCGAAATCCAGCTGCTGTTCAACCGTGGACTCGCGTATGTCCATGCCATATACGCGCTTGAAGTCGGCCTGGCGTCGAGGATTCCATAGTCCGATGCCAACGGAAACGCCATCAGCGCCCACGGCCCTGGGGTCCAGGTTGCTTTGGGCCTGCAGGTTGGCCACCAGCCCCACGGCCGCCTCCCGGGCATAGCCCTTGGACTCGAAGTACCTGACCGCATCGACGACCTCCTTGCTCTTCAGCGCGGGATTTCTCATCGCCGCCAAGGTTTCATCCTCGCCTGAGTTCAAGTCCTTGCTGCCGAACAACGATGCGACGACTGCCGCGACAGGTCCCGCCGCTCTCAACGCCAAAGGTCCCAAGCGTTTCAACGCACCCAGGCCTGTCGCCGCGCCAGCGCCCCCGAGGGTTCCGAGTGCCGTAGCCACGGCCCCCAAGGCGGAGGCCAGGCCTTGCAGCGAGCTCACCCAGGACAGAATCTTGAGCGTCCCCAGCGCGAGCAGGACGTTTTGCCATCCTCCCACCGCCTGCGCCGCCGAATCGACTTCATCGATGAACTTCACGATGGCCTGCACTGCGCCGTCGACCCACCCGACGATCTGGTCGCGGTTCTCAAGCAGATAATCGCCCCAGCCCTGGGCAAGCGAGAGAAGCCGCTCAAACGCTGGCATGAGCGCCAGCAGCACCTTGACGCTCACCGATTCAAAGGTGTCCCGCAGGTCCAGGTACCGGTCGCGCAGTTGCGAGGCAGCTTCCGCATCGTTGCTGGAGATCGCAGCGCGCTTCTCCTGGACCTGAAGCAGCCGTTCGAGCTCGTCAGGCCCGCGCTTGAACAGATTGAACAGGCTATCGTTGATGCCCATGTCCTGGGCGGCCAACGCGGCCTGAGCCCTGTCCTTCTGGTAAAGGTCGGCAATGATCCTCGACCTGGCCAGAAGGTAGGTGTTCCCATCCTTGAGGTCGGCGACATTGCCTCCGTTGCGGAAGAACCCGGGTACCGAGTCCGCGGCGGATCCTCGGTTGAATCTGGCTACCTCGCCCGAGGCCTCCCTCAATTGGGCAGAGATGGCTTCGGCAGTTCCGCCTGCCCGCTCGGCCGCCTTCTGCCACGCGGACAGCCGCTCGGTGCTCATATCCAGATTCTGGGCCATTTGGCCCAGACTGACCGCACCGGAGTAGCTGTCCGCCGCGAAGCGCTTCGGATCGAAACCCGCAGTGACGAGCAAGGCATCGATGATGGTTGCCATGCAATTACCTCGGTTCAGCTATGACGCGCCTGTTGTGTGCGTCCACCGCAATCACTTCAAGCAGGTTGTACAGGTCTTCGGCACCGTAGACCGTCTGCAGGTCGTGCAGCAGGCCCGGGTGCCGGGAAATCACCACGCCAATAATCCGGGGAATATTGGCGTAGCGAATCAGGCGCGCGCCGCCGCTGTGGACTTGGAGCCCAAAATCGATGGGGCGGCGGCCGTAAAAAAATCCAGGTGCAGGCCCAGGACTTTCTTGCGCAGCGTGAACAGTGTCGCCACCTCCTCGACATCGCCGGACATGAGCTCGCGCGTCACATTCGGGCTAGGCTGGATCTGCACGCAATCCATCATCTTGTCCAGCAACGGCTTGGCGCTCTCGAAAGGCAGCTTGGCGATGGCCTTCATGCCCATGGCGGCCACGCCGGCCAGCCCTGCCTCGGCGATGTTGTCCGGGATTTCCACCCCGGCGTTCATCAACGAGAACAGCGCCCGGCCGGCCCATTCCTCGGCCTCGTAGGCAGACAGCTCCGTCAGGATGAACACCTTGCCCTTGTCGCGCCCTTCGGCGCCGATGGTCAGGGTTATCTGCTTTCTGGCCATGTCACACCAGCGCCGGCGAGACGTTCTGCCAGGTGATCTGGAACGCCATGGGTTGGAGCATCGCCTTGGCGTCGGGCGCCGGCGGAATCTGCGTCAGCACGCCGCGGGTCAGCGTGTACTTGCGATCGATCGACGGGATGTTGAGGGTGCCGTTTGCATAGAACACTTCCCGGGCCGTTTCGCTGGCCGCCATCCAGATCTCGAAGACGCGCATGGACGGGGAGTCGGGCTGGATCGTGATGATCTGCACGCGGGGAACCGGCACGTAGCCGGCCGACATGCGGCCGTCCACGCCCATGGTTACCTGCGCGGGCTTGGCAGCCTCGAAGGTGAAGGCACTTTCGGAGGCATAACCCTCGATCTTCTGCGGCACCGCAAAAACGCCGCCCACCGCAAGCATCAGAACGGAATTGGCACTGGTCAAAGTCGCCATGTTGAATCCTTAAAGAATGGCCAGCGAGGCCAGGGTGATCTGCTGAACGGAACCGCCGTCCAGGTACCAGAACGTCATGGGCGGCGTGCCGCGGGCCTCTCGCACCTGCGGCGTCGCGTCCTTGATCTGCAGATACCAGCCGCGGGTCTGGAGCGTGTCGGAGATATCGACGCCAGCCTGGCTGTTGATCTGCGCCTTCTGCTGGCTCGACAGCGTCACGCCGGCGCGGATCGCACCGAAGTTGAGCGCGGCATTGATCGGGTCCAGGCAGGCAGCGTCGATCAGCGTGTAGCCGTCGATGTTGTAGGGGATGGAGTTCACCTGGGTCAGCAGCGTCATCAAGGCCTGCTGGAACGCCGCATTCAGCCAGATCTGGTTGACGTAGGTGTCGACCCACTTCCAGTTGCCGCTCACCTGGCCCGGATAAAGGAAGCGGAAGCGGTCGTTGCTGGTGGCGTAGTCGCCGTAGAAGTTGTAGCCGTTGTCGATCAGCGTCTGAGCGGTCGTGGCCTCGGTCACGGAGAATGCGAGGCCCGACTGGCCCTTGAACGCCAGGGTGGCGCGGCCGTTGGTGCGTTCGAAGTCGAGCGCGGCAATCGCGCCCAGGACGAAGGCGGCGTGCAGAACGTCCTTGTAGACCGGCACGGAGCCCGAGTACTCGTTGGCGCTGACGACCGCAGCCCAGTTGGACATATTGCCCTGCTGCGTGGCGGTGACATCGGTGTCCCAGCCGACGTAAACGTACCGATCGCCCTGGGCATTCGTCCACGCCGAGAACGCCACCTTGCCGGCCGTATCCGGTTCGAAGGTCGTCATGAACGCCGCCCAGTTCTGGGTCAGGTCGGTAATCCGGCCCATCTCCGCCGCCGGGATACCGGCGGCGGCCCCCTGCGACACCACTGCGCCGGCAGCCTGCGTCAGCTTCAAGCCCGAAGCGATGGCGCCACTGCCATGGGAGACCGTACTGGCGGCGCCATCGGTGGCCGAGGTGATCACGAAAGCGGCACGCTGCGCGTCATAGGTGCAGGTCGCGCCCAGGGCCGTGAACGCCGCTTCGATGGTCGAAGCGGCGTTCGAGAAGCTCGTTGCCGTCGACAGGTCGATGCTGGCGGAGGACTTGGCCACGCCGTCCACGGTGACGGTCAGGATGCCGGACAGCGCCTGCAGCTGGGTCAGCGTCACCGCGGCCATGGAGCCGCCGCGCAGATAGGCCGAAACCGCTGCCGCCGGATATTGGGCATACAGCAGATTGCCCGGCTTGCGGGTCGAGTTGTCGAAGCCGTTGAAGTAGACGTCGGCCAGGGTGGCCTCGGTCGAGGTCGGGCCGAAGAAGCGCTGTACGTCGCGCGCGGTCGCGAAACTCTGGACCGTGCCGATGGGGACGGCAGTATCGTGGGTCAGGATCAGGCCGTTCAAGTCGAGCGCCGATCCGCCGGCGGCGATCACGCCAGGCACTACCTGGACGATTTCACTGGCGGGAATGGACATAGGATTAAGCTCCCGTAGGGTAGGTGGTGTCGGCCTCGATGAGGCCGACGCTAAGGTGGTCCGCAAACTGTTGCGGCACGCTGATGGAAGGGTTGAACTGCAGGACGGCGTCGAATGACCACCGCTCGAAGGCCTGGCTTTCTCCGCTCTCGAAGGGCAATTGCTTGAGCTCGCCCGCGTAGAGCGGCTGGGCTCGTCCCAGATTTCCCAGGAACTCGCACGCGTACTGGCTGCGCAAGGCGATCGAGAGCGTGAGCGCCAGATCCTGGGCCCGTGCCCCGTAGCCATCCACCCGGGCGGACCATCGGGTGGCCTGGGTCATGCTCCGCCTCCCCGCCGCAGGCGACGGATCGGCGTAGGTCAGGACCGGCAAGGAGAGTCCAAGCGCCGCCAGCGGAGTAATGACGATGCACTCGCGTGGCGGCGCGGGAACCCAATTGGGCAGGCCGCGGACCACGTCGCAGTCGACCAAGGTTTTGAAGAATGCGACGAGGTCTTCCACCAGCTGGTTTTCAGTGATGCTGATCTGAGCGCTCATGAAGTTGGACGTCTGCTGAAGAGGTAAGCGCCGGAAGCTGCGCGCCAAAAATGCAAAAGCCCCGGTACGTGGCCGGGGCTTCTGCATTTGCTAGGGGCGCAATGCCCCGGGCCCATTGTGACCGATTGCGTGACCCATGGGACGGGGTCTTGTGACGGAACCGTCACATGCTGTGCATGAGGAAGTTCGTTCCCTGCCTGGAGGTAAAAACCGAAGCCAAGCGCCGCAAAGCAAAAAGCCCCGGCACGTGGCCGGGGCTGCATTTGCTAGGGGCGCAATGCCCCGGACCCATTGTGACCGATTCCGTGACCTATCGGGCGCGGTCTTGTGACGGAACCGTCACACGCCATGCATAGGTGCGCCCATGCCCGCCGGTTTCGGGCTCTTGAATCAGCACGCTGCCGGTATCCTGCAGCGCATCCATGGCGCGCTGGATACCTCTTTGCAGGCGCGTCTTTTCAGGAACAGACAAAGACCGGCCGCGTGACACATGACGCACCAGCTCCATCAAACGAAATGAGCGGCCGGGATAGCAGGCCATCAGATCCATCACCTCGTGCGCGTACTTCACGCCAGCCTCCTTTCCACCAGGCTGCGAAAGAGGCCCAGGTACAGTTTGTATTCGGTTTCGCTCAGGGCCACGCCTGTCGTATCGGCGATCCAGTCCAGCGCCTGCGCGCGGCGCGCGCGGCCGTCCAGTTGGCCGAACATCACGTTCTTCTGCGGATACTCGGCGATGATGATCATCCGCTCATGCCAGGGCAGCGCGGCATGCATCGCCTCGACCTCCAGGGCGTGCTGATGGTTGATGGGGCGGTAGTCCTCCTCTTCGGAGAGGTACGCCTCCATGTTTCCCACCGTGGCGCCGGACCAGGTCCACCGGACCCAGTTCCAGAGCAGATCATCGCCTGTCAATTTACTCATCAGCCACCTCACACTGTTTACCTGTCTTCCCGCAGGCGCCGCCCTGGCGAAAGCCTTGCGCCTCGCCGCTGTCACCCTTGGCGCGCCTGAGCATGTCGGCGATCCCCTTGCTCGGGTGATCGCCATGCGCGATGCGCGCCTCCCACTTCTCAATCCAGCTCCGATGCGGACGCCCGCGGTCCCTCAACACCTTCTGCGCACCCATTTTTCTGAGCGCCGCCTCGGCCTCGGCCCGCGTCGCCAGCGTCTGGCCTGGCGCTGGCAACGCCGCACGAGGCAGCGGGATATCCGCCCACGCGCCCTTCGCCAGTTCCTCGTTCAGGGTCTTCTCCCAGCGCGCCTTGATCGCGCCATAAGTGCAGCCCAACAGATCCACCGTGCTGACGCCTACCGCGGCCCAGTACACCGCCGGATGCGACCAGATGCCGAGCTCTCCGCGCCTGCGGGCGGCCAAGCCCCGCACTGCCTCGTGATACGCCACTTCGGGAACCATCCACGGACAACACAGTTTGATGAACTGCGGCAACGTCGGGGGCCATTCCTGGGTGAGACAGGCGACCAGGCCGCGGCGCACCTGCACCTCGTCCAGGCCCGCCAGTTTCTGGTTCCATGAATCCTTCAGCTCGCGGGCGGTCAGGCCCTGCCATTGCTGCGCGAACTTGGCTCCGTACATCAACAGCATTTCATTCACCACCAGCGCCCCCAAGGTGGCGGGCGGGATGTCAGCGGGTTGCATCGATCGTCCCCATGAATCGCTCGCGCGGCCGGCCGTCTTCGGCAAGGACCTCTCGCAGCTCCTCGGTCCAGTCAGCCAGGCGTTGCGCCCTGCCTGTCGACGAGCTGCCTCGAGCCTGGGTTCGTGGCGGGAAGAGCCCTTGATACCCGCCCGCGATGCTGTTTGCGATCACGGCGCCTGGCTGATGCCCGGCGGCCAGATAGGCGGCAAGCTGTTGCAGCTGACGTTTGGCGCCTTCCTGCGTCACCGGCTTTTTGCGGGCCTTGCGGTCGGCAATCCAGCTGCCCCAGTCCTCGCGGTCCAGCCAGTCGGGCAGTTCGATCACGGAAGCGTCGAATCCGCTTCCCCCCTTGCGGGGGATGTGTTCTTTGGGTTCCTGGTTCTTGGTTCCTGGTTCTTGGTTAGCTTCCGATCCGGCTTCTGCCGGGCCATGGCCAGGTTTCTCGTCGAAACCCATGGGAAACCCGTCTGGTTGTTGCGGACCACGCTCAACCTGCCTGGGCCGGCCGCCTCGCCTGCCGTTGACCTTGGCGACCTCGGCCTTGACGTGATAGGCGGCAATCTCGACGTCCGCGCGCTTGTTGTGCCAATGGCCGTCGCGCAGGACGAAGAACTCGGACAGCACCTGCGCGGCCGCCTCTCTTTCGTCCTCGGTACGGGCTCCGACCCACCGGAATACCTGCTGCAGGTTGTCCACGATGGGCTGCTCTTCGGCGTAATACCGGCGCAGCAGGCGGCTATAGATGGCATCCTCGACCAGGCTCAAATGCGCCGTGGCCTGGGCGTAGTCGCCGATGTTGTGGCTGTAGTAGTTCATGCGTGTTTTTGCATCCCCGCCAGTCTTACCTCGCTATCATGTTTAAATCTTAGAATGCTAAGATATTAAATGCAAGCCAACTAAGATTGTTTTTGTTTAGCATCCTAAGATGACCTTTCAGAAGCGAATCACACAGGCGTTCAACGAGGAGGCGGCCCGCCGGGCGGACGCGGCCGAGCCACGCCTTACCAAGACAGACCTATGGAAGGCAGCCGGCGCCTCTTCCGGCGCGGCGACGCATTGGTTCAATGGCTCCAACGGCATGGATATGGCGACCTGCATCAAGGTTGCCCCGCTGCTGCGCGTGAACGCGCAATGGCTGTATGACGGCACCGCCCCGAAACTGCCGGCACGCGGTGGCTCCCTTGCCGCCGCGGCGCTGGCGCCTCCGCCCGCGCCGTGGCCCTTCCCCGGCATCCCGGAAGAACAAGTGCGCGCATTGCCCCCGGATCAGCTGAACAAGCTGCAGGGCGCGCTCGCATTGGCGATCGCCCAGTTGAAGCTGGGGATAGACGTCTTCCCGGTTCCTGCCGCGCCGCAGATGCCGACGGTCCTGCGTAGCGACTCGCTGGTGGACGCCTATCTATCCCGCGACGAATTCCCCATGCGCATCGATGGCCTGCCCGCGGCACCCTGGGAGGGCGGCAAGACCACGCGCCAGACCGAGCGCGAAGGCCGGATCCGGATCAGCACCCAGACAGGCGTCGTCGCCAACGTAGGCGTGGGCGAACCGCCCGCCGCCAACGACCGATTCGAGAAGGTCCCCGAGCTGGCCGACGTGCGCCTGGCGGCGGGCGACCCCATCGAAAACCACGCCGAAGAGCAGACCGGCATGATCCAGTTCCGCAAGTCATTCCTGAGGTCGGTAGGCGCGGACAACGGCAAGGCCCGCGTGGTCTATGCCAAAGGCGACAGCATGGAACCCGTCATTCGTGACGGCGCCGCGCTGCTGGTGGTTCCCAACGAAAGCCTGACGCTGCAGGACATTGCCGCTGGCGGCGTCTATGCCATCAACTATGACGGCAAGATGATCGTTAAGACGGTGGCCAGGGAACGGCTCACCGGCCAATGGATGGCCCGGTCGTTCAATCCCTTGCACGATGACATCCCGCTGGAGAACGGGGCATCGGTGCGGGTGCTGGGGCGGGTCGTGTGGGCGGGCGCAAGGTTGCGGGATGATGAGGCGGGGCAGTGGCGGCCTGAGTGATCGGAGACCAGGGATCTCGCCTTGCGGGTAAGCGCAAAAGCCACCTCAGTTCACAGGGTGGCTTTTTCCTTGTCTGGCACCGCCCCGCAGTGCTCCGAATCGTGATCAGGTTGTCCGCCGTTCGCTCCTGCTTCGCTACAGCGATTCTCCCGCCAAAGCGGTCCTCCTGAGTCGCGCACGCTACGAAGGCCTCCGCTTCCTGGCGGCCCTCCGCCCCCCAAGTATTACCCTACAATTCATCGCCAGACGAGACTGACCAACAGCAATCATGAAAAATGAACAAGGGGAACATTCGGTGGCGGCGCAGCATCCTGGAAGGCTGGAATTCGCAAATGCGCTACGTGGCTTTGCAGCCTTAGCGGTGCTTCTTTCTCACTTCGCCGGCATTTTCTGGGTAATGAATCCCGTGATATGCGACCTGCTTGGGGTTCCAAAGCTGGCGAACCTCCCGGAGAGGTCCGATTTCCTGTCATTCGTCGGCGATTACTGCATCGTCCTGGGGCAGTTCGGAGTGAGCATCTTCTTTATCATCAGCGGCCTGGTGATCCCGTTTTCCATGCAAAACAGCAGCAGACTGAATTTTCTGTACAGACGGGCGCTCCGGATATATCCGGTTTACATAGCCGGCTTCTCGTTCGCCATGCTCACCCTGTACGCGCTCTCGAGGTACAAAGAGAACGGCTTTCACTTCTCATTGTTTGGCATATTCGCCCACTTCGGCATCATTACCCGCGCGCCAGCAGGCGTACCCCGAATCGACGGCATAAGTTGGACGCTGGAAGTCGAAATATATTTCTACCTAATTCTCTGCTTGTTGGGCGCCAGGGCCATGCGGTTTGGCTTCGCTCGACACATCATGGCGATGCTCGTGGTTGCAGCCGTAGCGGGATGGACATTCAAGTTTGACGGGTATCCGACCGGAGTACAGATCGCGTCCGGCCTGATGCTATTGCTTGGAATGGCCTACTACTCGCTGCTGAACAATAAGGTCACCACGGGCGAGTTCCGGATCGTGCAGATACTGGTGTGTATCCTGATTCCGATTCTATGGCTGGGAGTCGCGCAGCGGGCTGAGTACACCTATCAATGGATGTCCGGATACATGCTGGCCATCGTCGTCTTTCATATCTGCTATCGGCTGAGAGACAGCTTCACGAAGAACAGGCTCCTCGGCCATTTCGCCGACATCAGCTATCCGCTCTATGTAGTTCATGCCTTGTTTGGCTACGCCATCATGTATGTCCTAGTGGAGAAAGGGGCCGAACCTGCGGCAGCCATAGCAGGAGCATCGCTGGCCTCGTACCTTGCCGCACTCGGCATTCATCTGGCAATCGAGAGACCGTTCTTACGCTGGAGCAAAATGGCGCGCCAAGGCGCCACCTGCGCCCAGGCCGGGTTGGAATTCCCAGCTCCCGTCGGAACTTGAGGAAACGGCCGTTGAATTCTGCATGAGCTCGTCACGCCGCACGATCTCCGGCGGCGATGTACTGCGCCGCAACCGGAGCCATCAGCGGCATCCCCACAATACCCGCACCGCATAGCCATTTCTGCCTGGCCGTCCCCCCCCCCCTGTTTTTTGAACAAACAGGGTATTCGCCATGGTGGTGCAAGCAACTCGTCCAGAAAAAGCAATCCAATCCTTCCGGGTGGCGGTGGCGTCCTCGGGACTTGAAATCCATCTATTTCGAGCCGTGTACCAGCCGCCATGGCCAGCGACGGCACCTAGCGTCCCTCAACAAGCCGCTGGACTTCAGCGAACACTTCGTCCGCGAGCGCCGTCGGCACGCCCCAGTAATCGAAGATCCCGCCATCCGACTGATTCTGGCCGCACGTGACAAATACGCCGGTGCCAAACCGATTCTTGAAATGCGTGGCCAGCCACCCGACAAAGCCGCTGTTGTCCGCCGCCGGCGGAAAGTGGAATCGAAATAATCCGAACTGTTCCTCGTGCGTCCCGTCACTGGGCACGAGCTGGCTCCACACCTGGTCGTCTCGTACCAGCGCGAGAGCATCTGCGCGGACGGCACTGGGGAATCTGTCCAACGGGAACTCAACGAACACGTAGGCGCCCGGGTATATGCGTAGCCGTGCCTGGGTGATTACCTGGCGCAGGCGTTGCTCGGTTTGCTCGGAGGTTTCACGGGAGATGTTGACCAT